GTGAGGTGTTCTACAACGAGGCAACAGGAAACCGTTATGATTACTTTAAAACCTACTGATGAACAGAAAGAGAAGGCACTGGCTGAGTCTGCTGAGATGGGAGCTATACGTAACAGCATCCGTAAAGGAGCAGGTAACGCTGTTGGTTTCTTGGCAGAGATTATGTTGGCTGATTACTTAGGCTGTGAACGTACACCTTGTAAGGACTATGACTTAACATGGAACGGTATCACCATCGATGTTAAGACAAAAGAGACAACAGTCCCGCCAAAGGATTACTACGATTGCAGCATTGCAGAGACATCGTTACACCAGCAATGTGATAAGTATTTGTTTACACGTTACATACGACAAGGTGACCTGTATGTTCTTGGATGGCTTGACAAAGACAAGTATTTTGAGGATGCTAGGTTCCTTAAGAAAGGTGAGCAGGACGGCGATAATGGATTCATTGTTCGTGCTAACTGCTACAACCTTAGAATAAATCAGTTAGAGGATTTGATGTTGTGAGATGTATTGCGTGTGACGTAGAGCTAACAGACTACGAAGCGACAAGACGGTATGCTGTTAGCAAAGAGTTTGTAGACTTGTGCAACACATGCTTCGCTGTTACGCTAGACGACGGTGACGTTATTGATCGTGATGATCTACGAACACTCGCTGACATAGAGGAGACGATACATTATGAGCAAGATTGGGACTTGGATATTGGAACAGGAACGGTTGACGGAGACTTACCAGAAGTTTAACCACGATACCGACAAAGAAGAACTGAACAGGCGTTACCATGAATACATGCTACTTGGATATAGAAACAAGTTTGGATCACTCAACGATCTGGTGTGCCGTTACGAAGGTGAAGAACAACATCCAAGTACACACTGGTCCAGATTCCTTGAGGAGTGTGTTGAATGAAGCAGACGAAGTTGTTGGGCATAACCTTATCGGATTCGATTGTCGTATCCTTGATACTGTTTGGGGTGTACGCATTCCTAGGCATCGTGTTGTGGATAGCCTCTACCTATCCCGCCTGTACAACCCCAGTCAAGAAGGCGGGCATTCACTGCGAAACTGGGGAGCAATCCTTGGAGGAACAGGAAAGCTCGACTTTACAGACTACGACGGTGGACTAACTGACGAGATGATCGAGTACTGTATCGCTGACGTTGAACTAACTGAGCGTGTGCATCGGTGGTTAGCATTGCAGCTACGCAAGGAAGGCTTCTCTCAGAAGTGTATTGATCTTGAGCATCGTGTAGGTTGGATCGTGACTGATCAGGAGCAGAACGGTTTCAAGCTTGACGTACCGTATGCTGAGAAGTTGATGATGGATCTTATGTTTGAGATGAACAACATAGAGTCAGAGTTACAAGCTATCTTCCCACCCATCGTTGAAGAGCGTTGGTCTGATAAGACAGGTAAGCAACTGAAGGATAAGGTAACAGTCTTCAATCCCGGCTCACGTAAGCAGATAGCAGAACGGCTGCAAAGTCTTGGTGTTAAGTTTGACAAGAAGACTGAGAAGGGTAACATCATCGTTGATGAGAAGGTACTTGAAGGGATAAATCTCCCCGAAGCCAAAGCAGTTGCACGTTACATGATGTTACAAAAGCGAGTAGCTCAGATCGATTCATGGTTGAAAGCTGTCAAGGACGATGGTAGAGTACATGGTAGAGTCATCACTAACGGAGCAGTCACTGGACGTATGACACACCTATCACCTAACATGGCTCAGGTACCAGCAGTATCTGCACCGTTTGGTACAGAGTGTCGGTCATGCTGGACAGTGGACGAAGGTAACAAATTAGTTGGTATCGATGCCAGCGGACTAGAGCTACGTATGTTAGCTCACTACATGGACGACGAAGATTACACTAATGAAATCCTCAATGGCGATATTCATACGGCTAATCAACGAGCAGCTGGACTTGAGACACGTCCTCTTGCAAAAACATTCATTTATGCGTTTCTGTATGGAGCCGGAGATGCTAAGATCGGAGCTATCGTTGGAGGAAATAGCGTTACTGGACGAAGACTTAAAGAAACATTTCTATCTAACACGCCGTCTCTTGAAAGAGTTAGAAGAGATACTCACAGGGAGGCTGCATCAGGCATCCTTACTGCACTTGACGGACGAAAGCTCAGAGTCAGATCAGAACACGCCGCGCTGAATACATTACTACAAGGTGCTGGGGCTATCGTTATGAAGGAAGCTTTGGTACACTTGGCAGATAAGCTACGAAACATACCACATAGATTTGTTGCTAACGTCCATGACGAATGGCAAATAGAAACACCAGCACACTACGCTGATACGGTTGGACGTATGGGTGTACGTGCTATCAGAATCGCCGGTGAGGCATTAAGCCTACGATGTCCCTTAGACGGCGAATATAGAGTAGGCAACAATTGGGCAGAAACACATTAAGGAGAGTCTTATGTCTGCAAACAAACTACCACCCATCACTGTACGCGGAACCGTCTACTGGTGTGAGCGTAACAAGCTCAACAAGTACAGCAACAAGTACCAAGTACAGCTTGGAAACCTCAGCGATAAAGCTGTTGAAGCCATTGAAGAGATGGGTATTGCACCAAGCAACAAAGGTGACGACCGTGGTTTCTTTATCACCATGAAGAGCAACAACCCTATGCGTATCACTGACGAGTCTGGCACTGAGATTCCTGAAGACGTACTCATTGCTAACGGATCTGAAGCTGTCGCTGTTGTAGGTTACTACGACTGGTCTGTTGGTACTGGACGCTCGCCATCGATGATTAAGATGAAGGTTACTAACCTGATCGAGTACAACGAAAACGCTGTGTCTGAAGCGGAAGCGTTGTGATCCTGATCGACGGTGACATCGTAGCTTATCGTTGTGCATTCAAGTGCAATGATGAGTCAGTCAAGACTGCCTGTTATACTACGGGCAGTTTCTTGTCTGATCTTGTTAGCGATCTATACATACAGATAGAAAGCGAACCAGACTACCGTGTCTACCTGACAGGCAAAGGCAACTTTCGTAACGACATAGCTGTGACTGCGCCTTACAAGGGTAATCGTAAGGACAAAGAAAAGCCTGTACACTTGGAAGCTATACGTGAGTACCTTATCAATGATTGGAACGCTGTTGTTACTGAGGGTGAGGAAGCGGATGACTTGATTGCTATCGACGCTACCGCCAACCCTGACAGCATCATCGTCAGTCTTGATAAGGACTTTCAACAAGTACCGTGCAGGCACTACAACTTCAACAAGCGTGAACTAACTTCTGTTACTGAAGAGGAAGGTCTGTTATTTTTCTATCGTCAAATCATCATGGGCGACAAAGCTGATAACATTGTCGGTGTGTATGGTATTGGTGATAAGAAATCTCAGAAGCTGCTCGAAGGCTTGACAGAGATAGAGATGTTTAACAAGTGCGTTGAGTTGTTAGAGTCTGAAGAGCGGGTCATTGAGAACGCTAGACTGCTCTGGCTACGTCGTGAACCTAATCAACTATGGGAAAGACCAAGTGAAGAGAACGAAGCGTAACATACCTAAAGGGTACGATAGCTGGTTCGAGTATGATCTTCATCAGAAGTTCAAACGTTGCGAGTACCATGTTGGCAAGTTAACATACACCCAAGTCAAGACGTATGAGCCTGACTTTGTATATTACAGTGGTGATTACACTATATATATTGAAGCTAAAGGGAGGTTTCGTGACCGCGCAGAAGCGAGGAAGTATGTTGACATCAGCAATGGTCTTGGGGAGAAGGAGGAGCTGGTATTTGTTTTCCAAAACCCAAGAACTGCAATGCCCGGCGCAAGACGTAGAGGTGACGGGACAAGATACACCATGCAAGAGTGGGCAGAGAAGCAGGGATTCACATGGTACACCGCTGAAACCTGTCCTGTCGGATGGAGCAAAAAGCAATGACGAGACACCTTGTAATACCTGACACGCAAGTCAAACCTGATACGCCTATTGATCACCTGTACTGGGCTGGTCGCTACGCTTCAGTAACAAAGCCTGACGTTATCATTCATCTGGGGGATCACTGGGACATGCCAAGTCTCAGTAGCTATGACGTTGGGAAAAAGTCGTTCGAGGGACGGCGGTATACACGTGACATTGAAGCTGGCATTGAAGCTATGAATCAATTCATGTTACCTATCCGCAATGAACAAGAGCGGCTGCGTAGTAACAAGAAGAAGATGTGGACACCTCGCATGGTCTTCTTGTTAGGTAATCATGAACAGCGTATTGAACGGGCTATTGAAGCTGACGCTAAACTAGAAGGACTAATGAGTTATGATCATTTCTTATTGGAAGAAACCGGCTGGGAAGTTATCCCTTTTCTACAACCAATCATCATCGATGGCATCGCGTACTGCCACTACTTCACGAGCGGAGTCATGGGCAGACCAGTCACCTGTGCAAAACTCATGTTACAAAAGAAGTTCATGTCGTGCATCATGGGACACGTCCAAGACAGAGACATAGCATACGCACGTAAAGCTGACGGTAGTAACATCACTGGATTGTTTGCTGGTATCTATTACAACCACGATGAAGACTACTTAAACCCACAAACGAACGGTAGCTGGTCTGGGATTTGGATGCTCAACGAAGTAAACAACGGTTCCTTTGATGAGCTACCTGTGAGTATGCAGTATCTGAAGAGGAAGTACGGATGAGTATTGACAACGCAAGCCCTGAAGATTGGGATACAGTCACTGCACTAAACAATCTTTCAATACGGAAGAAAGCAGACCCTGTAGATAAACCTGACCATTACAACAAAGGTGCAGTTGAAGCTATCGAAGCAATCAAAGCATCAATGCCTGAGCATGAGTTTCGTGGTTATCTCAAAGGCAACGCACTGAAGTACCTATGGCGTTACGACTACAAAGGTAAGCCTGTTGAAGACTTACGTAAGTGTCGGTGGTATATTGATAGATTAATCAACGAAGTAAATGGATAGTCCCTGCGTTAAACAATGCAAGTTAGTTAACGACATCTGTACAGGATGTAACCGTACCAAGGAAGAGATAACTAACTGGACTAGATATACAGATGAACAAAGGAGTAAGATAATGAGTTGGATTTTTATATCTTATGAAAACTCAGACCAAGAACACATACGAGAAATTACCTCGTTTGATACTGAAAAAGAAGCAGCAAAGTATCGTATAAAAGATCTTGAGTTTTACGGTTATGGTTCTTACGAAATATATGAAGTAGACGATAAGGAAGACTAATGGACGCATATCAACAATACATTCACAAGTCCCGCTACGCACGTTACCTACCAGAGGAACAACGACGTGAGACGTGGGAAGAAACAATCGACAGATACTTAAACTTCTGGATTGAGAAAGGTAAGCTCACTCTCGAAGAAGCTAACGGTATCTTTGCAGACATTCACGACCTGAGTGTTATGCCTAGCATGAGAGCGTTAATGACTGCTGGTGACGCTCTTGACCGTGACAACGTAGCTGGCTTTAACTGCTCTTACCTACCTATCGATCACCCTAAAGCGTTTGATGAGATGATGTACGTCCTGATGTGCGGTACAGGCGTAGGATTCTCTGTTGAACGACAATACGTATCTAAACTACCAGAAGTTGCGGAGGACTTTCATGCCACAGATACAGTTATACACGTCGCTGACTCAAAGATTGGATGGGCTAAAGCATATCGAGAACTTATCAGCCTGTTGTATTCGGGTCAGCTTCCAAAGTGGGACATCAGTGGAGTACGACCTGCAGGGGCAACCCTTAAAACTTTCGGAGGTAGAGCGTCTGGTCCGGATCCTCTTGTTGACCTGTTTAAATTTACCACAGAAATCTTTAGGGAGGCTGCTGGACGTAAGCTTTCCTCCATCGAGTGTCACGATTTGTGCTGTAAGATTGCACAGATCGTCGTCGTCGGGGGAGTTAGAAGGTCCGCTCTCATCAGTCTCTCTAATCTTACCGACGATAGACTTAGACGCTGCAAGTCAGGACAATGGTGGCAAGACAACCCACAACGAGGACTAGCAAACAACAGCGCATGTTATACAGAGAAACCCGACTTTGAGGCATTTTTAAATGAGTGGAAAAGTTTATACGAGTCCCGTTCAGGAGAGCGAGGTATGTTCTCTAGAGTCGCAAGTCAAAGACAAGCTGCAAAGAACGAGCGACGAGATGCTACCTATGATTTTGGAACTAATCCATGTAGCGAAATCATCCTACGACCTTACCAATTCTGCAATCTATCGGAAGTTGTTGTCAGGTCAACCGATACGCTCTCAGACCTTAAACGAAAAGTTCGTGTTGCGGCTATCCTTGGAACTTTACAGGCTACCCTAACAGACTTTCGTTACCTACGTAAGGTATGGCAACGCAACACTGAAGAGGAAGCTTTGCTGGGTGTTAGCTTAACAGGCATCATGGATCATCCCATGTTGTCAGGGAGACAAGACCGTGAAGAACTTAAAGAGTGGCTTACTGCTATCAAAGAAGAAGCGATTGCAACTAATAAGCAGTGGGCTGCAAAGCTTGGTATTAATGTTAGCACTGCTATTACTGCTGTTAAACCTTCCGGCACTGTTAGTCAGTTGGTTGATTCTGCTAGTGGTATCCACCCTCGATACTCAGATCAGTACATTAGACGAGTAAGAGCAGACGCACGTGATCCACTGTGTGCTGTCCTAGAGGCTGCAGGAGTGCCTGTAGAGGACGATGTAATGTCACCCACTACCAAGGTATTCAGCTTCCCTATAAAGTCTCCTGACGGGGCTGTGGTGGCGTCTGAGATGGGTGCTATGGAGCAGTTAGAACTATGGGAGATATACCAAGACTACTGGTGTGAACACAAACCGTCAATGACTTGTTATTATAGAGACGATGAGTTTCTTGAGGTGGGTCAGTGGTTGTACAACAAGTTCGATAAGATCAGTGGTATTAGTTTCTTGCCCTACAGCGAACACACATACCAGCAAGCACCTTATGAGCCTGTTGACATTGAGACTTATGAGAAGTTGAAGGAAGCATTCCCAGAGACGATCGATTGGAACATCTCTGAGAACGCTGACAACACTGAAGGATCACAGACGTTAGCCTGTACGGGTAACAACTGCGAGATTTAGCCAAACTCTTGAAGGTACGGTTGGACTATTCTCATAAAGGGTAGCCACCGTACTCCTTCGCCTTCATATATCCATTCTTCTAAAGTACCGCCCTTGGCTGCATCTATAGCGTCTTCAACAAAGTCTCTTGTCATAGATGCTGGCGCAGGAAAAAGATTAAACAAGAGAGGTTCAAAATCTTTTCTAGCAGTAGCTTTAGCAGTATACATGTCGATAGTATTTACACTGATCAGACCTAAGTTAAAGTCAACAAAATACTCGTACATCCTTTCAAGATCACCTATTTCAGTAACACCCATAGGGTCTTTAATTGGTTGCCGTAGTTCGTTTAACAGCGTGTTACCGCCACCCACTACTGTTAGGTAAGACAACAGATTCTTAATAGACTGTTCTTTTCTTCCAGCCTTCCATTCTTCAACAACTAACCGCTCTATCTGTTGTAGCTGCTTTAGACCAAAGCTTCTGAGCATATACAAGATACGACCATTAGGATTGTTTAAATACCAGCTAGGCATCTGAGCCATGTCAGTAGGCTGTAGCTTTGCTAACTCAGCAGCAGCAAACTCACGAACACGTTGCGTTTTGTTTCCTCTAATTAAATCACGCTTAAGCTGTGCCATTTCAGTAGGACTAAACAACCAACCATACTCTCTTTCTAGGTCGCCAGTTAACGC